CTTGCTCGGCATAAGGAATCTTCTTAAGTGCTGACTCAAGAGGATAAGGCTCAATGTCCTTCCAATCAAATGGTTCCTTGTCTGGTGCTGATGGAATAAGTGTGTAATTGGTTTCAGTTCCCTGACCATTACGCTTTAACTTCCAAATTACATTTGAGATGCTTCCTGTTTCTAGTGCATACTCACGAATTGTGTTGAATGATGACTGCTTGCTGATACCCATTGACCAGATTGCAACATACGGTGCTTCGATTCCATCGTCAACTAGTACGTTGCAGTAGAAGCGAAGACGGCCACGCCATCCTGCCTTTGGATCCTTACGGTGCATTTCTTCTGCCCAGTCACGTCCTTCTGATTCCATTGTATCTACAGCCTTGCGCTTGTAGTCCTTTGGATTTACGTGCTCCTTAACAACAAGTGCTAGGCCACGACTTTCATTATAGTTTGCAGAGTCTTCGTCTAGTTCTTCAATAAAACGAATCTTTACTGATTGACCATCTGCAAGTTTTAGCCACTTTACCTTTGGTCCGTCGTTTTCATACTTTGGCTTGTCGAGCAGGGCATTGATGTTCTTGAGTCCCTTTACTACGCTCATATTATTCTCCTTTGTTTGTTATATTAGTTTAGCATAAGCGATATTGATTTGTCAAACTGGAACTCTAAACCTGCAAGTTCTTCGTCTGGCATGTCGCCTATATCTTTATATTTGTTGTTTAGTTTAATAACAGAAACACGACTAGAAAGTTTCTCAACAATCCTATCTTTCATGTTTCCTCCCGCTTCATCGTTATCAGCAATAACAATAATGTTATTGAAATACTTCTGAAGCAATTCTATTTGTGTGCTTGACACATTTGCGCCAAGAGTTGCTACTGCTGGCAATCCAACCTGATCAAGCCTAATTGCATCAAATGACGACTCCACTACATATACTCTATCAGACTTCTTCACTCTATGCAAGTTAAAAAGTGTTTTGCTTTTTGGAAGACCTGGAGTATTCTTAAAATCTTTTCCCTCAATAGATCTGCCGACAAACCCAAGAGGCATTCCGTCTGGACTATGCACTGGAACAGTAACCATATCCTGCTTTTCTGAATAGCCTAAAGAAAACTTTATACATGAATTTTTTTCAATTTTTCTATATGTAAAATAATTCTTTGCTCTTTCTGAGGCAATTAGATTATTATGTAGCCTTTTAATAATCAACTCATCAAAAGTTTTATACTGCTCTTCTTTGACAAGCGCCTTATCTATTTCTACAGAAAGGTTTGTTACCTTTTCTTTGCTCTTAATAAATCTAGCAGACTCAAAATATGTTCTACCAGATGTATGCATAACTAATTCTATAAGGTCTGCAGATTTTTGACAAGAAAAACAGAAGAACATTCCGCTATCCTTTTGTACTTCTCCTGCTGGGGTTCTGTGATTATTGTGAAATGGACAAAAGATCATGAAGTCTGCGTCAAGTTCAGACTCTACGGTAATACCTGATCCTGTAAGGACTCGCTTGACTTGTTCTGCGGAATAAAGATTGGAGTTGTTCCGTCTATTCCTGCTATCCATTCGCTCTTCCTTTTCCCTGCGTAAACTGCATGTATCGATAGTTCAAATTCAAAAAAGTTCTTTATCTCATTATACCTTATAGTAAAGTCTGGGTCAAGATCAATTCTTGGCACATACCCACTTAGTTTCATTTCTGATATCAATAATCTTATGTACTCATCCTTGAGTCTTCCGATCATTGAGTCATCATGAATTATTCCGTCAAGGGAAAAGCGCTTAATCGACTTGTGATGATATGAATCATTAGTGATAGCACTCTTTTTTGACATACCATATTATAACTACTTATCTTCAAAGTCTTTATACCTATAGTATCCCTTGTCAAAGTCGCACTGGACCAAGAAATCCCCCATAAACCCATTACGGTTCTTTCTAAATGCACACTCAATAATGTCACTGTTGGTTCCACGGCCTAGGGCAAGTACCCAGTCAGCATCATAAGCAATCTGTCTAGACCACGCTGTTTGACCCAGTGTAGGAACTGTAGACAGGTCATTAACGTCATCTGGAGTAGCAGATGAAATAGCAATAATTGGAACCTCTTCACCAATAGCCATCAGTTTGAGTTCTCGTGAAAGGTTCTTCATTCGTACAGTTTCGTTGTCCGACTTCTGATTAGGGGCCATCAACTGAAGGTAGTCAACGATTACAAAGTCTGGCTTGTACTGGTCAATCTTTCCACGAAGAACTGATGGATTAATTTCTCCACCCTGGTCATTTGATATGATATGAAACTCTGGCTTTCCTGCAAGATTCTTTGCATGCCAATCTTTTAGCATGTCAATCTCAATCTCACCATTACTTATCTTTCGGTGTGACCAACGGCCTTCGCCCATAATCGTAAATACACGATTACGTACTTCTGTCTCACTCATTTCAAGCGAGATCACCATTGGACTCTTTCCTTGCTTCCATGCTTGCACTGCAAAGTAAAGAGCCAGCCAGGACTTACCAATTCCTGGGTAAGCAAGGAATACTCCAAGTTGTCCTGGCATAATTCCTGAAGGAAGGTAATTGTCAAAACCTGGCAATCCTGTTTTAATTCCAGATAGTCCTAACGACTGCTGCTTCTTAACATTTTCAAAGTATGCAATTGCAGACTCAAGGTCTGTAACATCAATATCACGAATTGCTGCAGTGTTCTTTTTTAATTCTGATGTTTTAGTAATTAGTTCATTCAGAGCACCAGTTCCATTATTATTCTGAATCTCGCTTGCTGCGGATCGAATAATGTCCTTTAGGCTATCAGTAAGATACTCACCCTGAAGTTCTTCAAGATGATGCTTGGTTGCTCCAACGCCTACTACTGGCTCAAAGTCTCTAAACTTTTCAGTAACTAGTTCTGCTGGTGGAAGTGTTGAGTTGTTTTCAAAATACAGTCTAACAAAGTTCCAGATGTCTCCATGAGTTCGTAACAGATTGTCTACGTTCGCTTGAAGCAGCACGTGAATCTGCTTATCATTGAGGACAGCCGTAAGTAGTTTTGCCTCTGTATTATTCACTTAGCCACTCCCTTGCCATTCGTCTACGCTCTGCTCTCTCTGTGTCGTCTTTAACTTTATCTTTTTGTGCCTGCAATATTTTTTCTGCATTGTATGCAAAGTAGTTCCACGAAGGGTTCTCTGCGACTGAAAAGTAATACTCAAGTATATCGTAGCATCCTGGCAGAGTGTATGATTCTACAAGGGCATCTGAAGCCCACTGCTCTACATTTAGGTTAAGGGATGGCTTTGATTCGTACCTTGCGGTATGATACTTGCTGTATCTTGAAAGCAAAGCCATACGGTCTTTGCGTTCTGCCATTATCCTTCAGCAGCCTCCGATTGGGCTTCCAGAATCTTTGCAGTTAACTTATCTTCTACAAACTTATAAACACGCTCAAAGGCTTGGTCTGGAGTTTCTCCATTGCGTCTTGAATCAACGATTCCCAAGTCAAGTCTTAGCGATTGAAAGTTTCCTAAATTAAGTGTGTATCCCAGTGTAACAGATACCTTTGTGTCTTCGTTTTCCATTTTATACCCTTCGTTAAATAGATTCATTCCAAATTGGAACAAACCGTCCATCTTCAGTTCTCGTATATGTAAGTATACCATCGCCCATTCGCCTTGTCAACTCTTGCTTACTAGGCGTAATGTCGTTAGTTATTAATTTGTCTTTTCTTGGTCTACCAATATGGTGTGTAGCAAGTATATCACGAATCTCTCTTACCTGCGATTCTGAATAATATGATCTTACCTGAAAGCCTCTTGCACCACCCTTTTGAGATCCAGTTGGAAATGGAATTACTCCACGCTTCATTAATGACGGCATATATTTTTTATGACGATTAACTAATTCAGCAGTCTGGCCAACAGTGTATGCTCTTTCTCTTTTATTTTTAAATTCGCTGATCAGGCAACTTTCAATTTGGTCCTTGTTTATATTATAAACAGACATTATTCCATTAGAGTGGTTGTAGTGATGAATTCTAACAAGGTCCCCGTTAAGAAACCAAACCTTTTTATTACCTGGTATTACAGGTGACTCATTGTACTTTTCGCTCTCAATTGTTCCTTTTTTAGCAACCATTGGCCCTCCTGAGAATTGCTGGGTGGATGAAAAAACTTTCTTGCTCCGCATTGAATACAGTAAAGTTCTAGATTGTTTATTTCTGTATACTGTCTATCTATAAACATTCTTCCGCTACATTTTTTACATTTAATCATTAATTTGGTATTCCGATAATTACTAGGTTAATTCCAATGCTTGTATCTCCTCCAGCATTGAACTTAACAGTGCCCTCAACCTTTGAAGTTGAAACACTTTTTAATGTAACTGTTACATCTTTACCAGCATCAGTATTTCCAACGTTAACTGGTGTTGCCGTTACGACTGGCGCAAACTTAAATTCACTTGGAAAGTCATAAGAGAAGGGCTGAGATGATCCAGCAGTTTGTGTTGTGCTTGTTGTAACTTGAACATAGCCACCAATAACTCTTGCTTCAGATGCCTTGACGCTTTGCTTTCCTGCGTTTGGAGTGTCTACTGTTACATATTTGTATGTCGATGGAGATACCTGAGTTGACAAGTCATTAATAGCCTTAACAATCTGATAGATGTATGTAACGTCTAAAGGCTGGCCTCGTTCTGGTACAGGTAAAATTGCCATATTATAATTATACCAGACTTACAATTCCAGAGTCATAAATCTCTAATGACTCTGTGAGTTTTGGGTTTATTGAAGATATCTGAACTACTGCTCTTACAGACTGCGTTCCATTTTTTAAAAACGAATAGTTTTGTGATCCAGTAGATCCAATATATCTTGGTTGTTCTCCATCAAACCCTGCAAAAATATCATAGACTATTTGTGTTGAAATTTGACCAGTTGACCAGTTTACCAACACGCTATTTCCAATAATATTTAAATCACCTGGGGCAATAAGTACTGCTTCTGACTCAGTGATAAATATTTTAGAATATGCTGACTTTCTGTTCTTATCCTCTGCGACAAGCCTAAACCGAACAACTCTAGAGTTTGAAGATGTTACCTTGCCAAGTAGATCCTTTTTAATAATAACATTTCTAATTCCCTTGTCTGACATTATCCAACATCCAATGCAAACCTAAACTCAATATAGTTTGTTGTATTTGCTGACTTTATAATTGGCTTTGCTCCCACATTCTTAATTACCGAATAGCCTGTAAGACCATACAGAGAGTTGGTTGATGTTATATTTTCCAATCTCAAACCATCTAAACAAACATAGAAAAGATCAGTTGGGGATCCAGCCTCAGTAACGCAAGAATAAATTTTTACAGAAGTAACCTCTCTCCAGTCAAAGTTGTCTGTTTTATTTAAATCCTTAAGCGCTTTTGATGCAACTATGTATCTGTTTGTTGCAAAGTTTGTTGTTTGCTCTGCAGTTCCAGCACTATGCGATTGATCATCAATGTCTACCTCAAACCTAGCATACTCTTGGCTTGAGTTCAATCCTGTATGAGAAAACTCTAACAAAATCTTAACATTGTCTGGAACTGTATTAGAATTGGCAACCTTGTTTACAACAGAAAATGCCAATCTCAACTCATCTAAAGGACTATTCTTTGTAAAGTCTACAGTAGTTTCATTTAGTCTTATGTAGTTAGATCCAGACCCCACATTAATTTTGCCTGACTGATTTAGGGTAAGGGTAGAATCATTGCCAACCATTGCAATAATATTGTTTAAGAATCTACATCTTTCATTTCTTGCCACTCTGTCTGACTGAGTAAATATTCTATTATCGGCATTTGTTGCAAAAACTTTAACTGTTTGATTAATAATGCCGTTTTCTGACTCTCCATCAAGTGGCTCATATCTAACTGGAATATCTATAGCAGGAGAACCAGCAGGCTGGTATAGCCAGTTGTCTGTGTCTGTAAAAGAATAAATATTTCTACTATCAAAAGATCCAGCAACTGGGTTTGAGGCAGCAGAGAATATACCTACCTCTGTTATTTCGTATCTTTCTTCTGTTGGTAGTTCTGCAGTTAAAACTACCTTATCGATACCGTCCTCATTTACGAAACCTCTAGATATAATCGGAACACGAAACATCTCAAAGTCTAGAGACTTCTTCTGTGAGTAGTCACCAAACACCCCATCAGAAGCCACGGGAGCGGGACCACAGCCCACAGCAATGTGTGACGCATATGATTGGGTCTGGCCAACAAGATACTTGGCTAAAAGATTCTTACCTATATTAGTTATCATTAATTACTCCCATCATATATTGTATCATCAAAAATTTCTCCACTGTTTAATATTTGAACCTCTACCTGCTCATTTTCTTTAACATTAACAAGATTAATAACCAGGTCACCAGTTATTGGATCAATATATACTGACTTACAGTTTGGGACCTTTGTCCTCTTGGTTAGGTCTGGGTCGGTTCCCACTAGATCATATCCAGTTCCACAGACTGGAAGATGATCAAAAATAGAAAGTGACAAAGACTTAAAATATGAGTCTGATGACTGTAGCCTTAAAACATTGTTTGGATTATATTGTAGATAAAGATCTGTCAAGTTCTTAATTGGTGCATAAACAACCTTTTGCCCATTAACCAAGTCATGTCTAGAAATTGTCGCAAGTTCATATCCACCTATATCTTCAAAGATAAGGTCTGTCATTATTTCAATAGACATCACTTCATCATTAAAAAGAATTAAGTCTGGTGTTGCAATTTTTACTGATGTATCATCTGCTTTTATTATTGCCTTTGGTAATGCTGCAGTTGCATCCGTTGCTCCTCCGCCACCATCAATTTGACTTGTCATTAGATCACCTCACTTAAAAATAATGTCATTTCTGGCCCATCAGAACTTCTTGCAAATTCTATATTGTAAACAACAAATCTACTTGAAGGACTTGATGCCATGCTTACATCGTTTTCTTTGTAGTCTAGAGTTACTATGTCTCCAAGTTGGATTGTTGGTATTGCAAATATTTTAACACCGACAGACTTCCTTGGCTTTGTAGTTTTTTCAACCATCCACTTCATTAAACTTGATGCCTCATCTTGTGACTGTATGTATGGCGTGTTCAATGAAAAATCTTTTTTGCCGTATGTCATTCTGCTGAGTTTTATATCTTGATAGTCTTGCTTAAACTTGTATGGGTTTGAAATCAATCTATCTGCCACGAATTGTGGATTTGATTCTAAAGTGTTTTTATTAAAGTATTCATCAACTGTCAGGTTATTTTCTGATTGCTGAGTAAATGTAATTCCTTGAACTCTTAGATAGTTGCCACTTGTTTCGTCCAGACTTAGGGCTGTATCTGTTGCATTAAAAACCATAAACTCTGCTCCGTATGATCCTGCTCTAAAACCAGAAATAACATAACCCTTTATCTTGTTAAATGTTGGAGATATCTTTGCAGTTAATGCTGGATATGCTTTATCATATTTAAAATTAAAGAGGGCTGCTTCTCTCATGATGCTTCCAAACTCTTCAAAATATATATCGTATTTTGGAGGCTCTGATGCACTGACTCCAGAAAGGTATGTATTTTGTATCAAACCGCTAATTGCATACTTTCTGAATGACTCATTTGCGTCAATCTCATTATCTCCAAATACTGAGTTAACTGGAGCACCCAAAGAGAATGATGTATTTTGTGAATAGTTGTTGCATAAAGCATATACATTTTCAAACATTGCTCTAGAAGATCCTCTTGTAAATAATGCCATATCAGAATAAACTGGTAGTGGATCATTGTCATCAACAGTCTTTATAAGCCTTCCATTCATGTATAGGTAGAATCGTCTTATCTTTCCTATGTCTTCATATTCTACTGCTAAGTCATATACCGTTGGATTTTCCTCAGCAAACATTCTTGATTGGCCAGTGAATCTTCCGTCATCAACGGTAATTTGTGCAAGACCATCCCACAGTGAAATTGGCACTGCTTTGCCCTGATTAGACTTTACCTTATAAAAGAAAACATTGCTAACACTTTGCCTATCCACTTCTGATAAGTTTCCTAGCCCAAGTGCTGCTATCTCAAAATAGTATCCTACATTTGTAGTTGGGTTTAGCATTACTGCCAGACCAGCAGATCCACCAGCGATGTTAATATTCTTATCTGGAGTAGACCCATTTACAACATAGTACGTTGATGAGCCGTTAGAAGTTTGACCACGGTCCTCATTGCTCTCTATTTTGCCAACGATCCTTAGTCTTGTTCCAAAGTGCTTGTACTTCTTGCCCTGTAATGACTTGTGAACATAAGAAATAAAGTTTCTTGGCTTTTCTTTTGTAGTAAAGTTTGGACCAGTTAACGATAATGCTGAAGACTGAATTGATCCTGCAACTTGCTGAGTCTTTGTAGTTATTTCTCCAACATTTGTGGTTGACATAAAGTTTTTAATAATGCCAGTTCTAGATGAGGTTCTTGCCAATGCATCAGATGATATACCAGCGTCAGTCAGTTTGCCAGAAGATGCCACAGAAGTCTCAGCAGTTAGTTCTGCCTTTTCAAAAAGATATTCAGAAGACATGTAACATCCCTTTACATTATCATCAGACTTCCAGTAATCAGAAATTCCAGCAGAGTGTGCAACAACGGTTGTTCCAAACTGTCCACGACCATGCTTTACTACTGGTCCATTTTGAAGTTTGACAACGCCAGACTGCTCAAAATATTTTGGCTCAGAGTAAATTCTTACAAGGCCAGTTGGGTATATTTTCCCATTGAATGGTAGTTTAGAAAAATAGTTTTGATAATCTTCAGTAGATGTTATCCAAACATTTCCAAATCCAGTAACGTTGTATTGTACGGCATCATACTTAATAATTTCACCTTGTGAATAAAAGTATCCGTTATATCTTGTAATCCAGTATGCAGCCTCTCCAAGACTAAAAGTATTGTTTACTACAATATTATTTTTTACTACTGGTACCTCTGCAGAAAGATTAGAGTTGAGTGGGATTGCACTAAGAACATAGGAAGACTGAGTATTGACCTCATTGTTTATAGACTTTGTGTTTTCTGTTCCAGAAACTTCCCACAAAAGAACAGGCTTATATGTATAAAATCTTTCTTCATCCAAAAGATTCGCTTGTCTTAGTGATCCAATAGATCTTTGAATATGTCTTGTTGTGTAATTAATCACTCCATCGTTATAGACATTGTTTGGCTGAACTGACACAGAAATAACGTTTGCAAGTTTTGCATTTACAATTGTTTTATTTTTAATTTCATTATCTTCAAAAAGATCATTAGTTCCTTTTAGTGCAAAAGTTGTAGGCCTTTGCTCTGCTGTTGGCATTATATAGTCTTTGCTCATCATTACAAAGTTATTGTATTCATCAAAGAACATTGCTGTCTGTGTTGATATTGCCAGGTCTTGAAGAACTTCTGCAACACTTTTGTCTGGCCCAACAAAGAAGTACGGAATTATTATTTCTTTTTCGTTTGCAACTCTTCTAAAAGTATAATTAGAAAACCCGATGTGATCTAATAAAAGAGATACTGCAGAACTTACGGAAACCTCTGTCATTAGTATTTGTGGTGCAGTTATTGACTCCAGATACCAATACATGTCTCTTAAAGCAAGAGATACTGTTTTGCCACTTAGATCTTGCTTTGGAAATGCGTCTGAGTACAATGTCTTAATTGGTACATAGTAATCCCAACCAGCAACATCGACAATTACCTCATAGAACTTAAACTGAACATGTCTATTTATATATTTTGCTATTATGCTTGAAGTATTGTTTTCATTAAATGCCTGATCGTAATCAAAAATATTAATATTTCCATTGGATGCAATTAACTGTCCTACTGGCAAACCACTTACTCCAAGATCTGATGCACTCTTGTTGATAGAGTAATCCAAGGTTTTGTCAGAAACATTCATGGTTAGTCTTGGAGATATCTCTATAAGGTCAAATGTTGAGTCTTTTGCATTCATAGTGTCTACAACAATTCTTATTCCAGATATATACTCAAACTCTCTGTATTGCGCTTTACCGTCTATTGCCTTTATAAATACATTTGGAGAGGTCGCATCAGTAACAAAGTTTGTTAGTCTGTTAACTGTTTCATCTTGTACATACCATCCGTACCTTGGCGATATTATTGTATAATCGTTGCCGTTCCAAATATGGAACTTTCCTATGTCACTATCATTTTCTTTAATAAGGTATGCGTATCCCAATACTGACTGCTCAGGTAGAAGAGATATACTAGAATATACTTCTGCAAAAACAAAGTTCGCTCTCCATTCTTCTGGAACGACAAGGCCATATGCAATCTCAACATATCCATCACTTTTGATTATTGGAGATCCGTCTGCTCTTCTTATTGCTGGATTAAATGCAATAACATCTTCCCAGTTGCCCTCTTTTAAAAACTGAATCTTCCATCTGCTTGGAACCTTTTGGTTTAACTCTCCGAAGAACGGGTCGGCAAATGCTCCTGTTGGTGAAGAAAATGGTCCAAGATTTTCTGTTCCAGTATGGGTCTGCATTTTAACAACAACTCTGTTTGCTGGAACTCTTTCTTTATATACAACAAATGGACATGCATCTTCTATAGAGTTTTGAGAACCTCTAACTTTTGATGCAATTCCATATTCTTGACCAGCCTCTGTTCTATATGAAGTCCAGTACTTAAACTTATCATTTTTATCTGACATGTAGTATCTTGGTCTATCAGCCATAAACAGATTTGGGTGGTGAACTCTTGTTCCGTTGTCTTTAAAAAACACAGCCTTATTGATTCCAGACCTTGGTCTAAACTGATCAAAGCATGCCTCTAAAGAATAAAGAGTTTTAAGTTTTTCCTTTTTGGTTAAAAATGTTGTTGGTATGTCGTCATTGTCAAATGTTCCATCTACCAACACATCGGCATCAGTTGCTCCTGTGTAAAAATTACCAGCATCATTAATATCAAAACTAGTTGGCAATGATGAATAAATAGAGTCAGTCTGTGTTGGTCTATACCTATAATTTCCAATATGCTTAATATTGGTTGGTATATTCATATTCCATTCTGCTATAATTATTGACTTGTTGCGTACCGTCGAAGAAGTCTCTAAAAATGTTTGCAGGTCTTTATCTTCAAACATTATACCTCTTCCAGACTTATTGAGACATTCCAGTAGTCAAAATTGCTTCCTCGTTTTTCAACAGAGTATGAAAAATCACTAATAAACATTTCAATAAGTTGGTTATATTGTCCAAGATGGTCGTACGGTTCTGGGGTTCCTTTAAAAATACCTTTTCTGTCGTAGGCAAGAAATACCCAAAAAGAACCCTTGTGTGAATCGTACCACTCAAGCATATCTGCTCCACCAGCACCGCCATCTGTTGTGTAAGCCTTATATGGAGATGTTCCAGTAGCAGTATCAAATGTTGGAATGTTTGCATGAGACCTAGAAGGAATCATGTTCCAACTTGTGCTAAGAGTAAGTTTGTCTGCAATGTGGTATGATCTCATTCGACCATTAATCATTCGTTCACGCTTTTCAATTCTTTCTTGTGAAAACTCAAGTGGCATTCTGTTATCATCCGTAATGAGCATAAACTGATCTAAAAGTGTTTGATCTTCAACGCTTTCTGGATCAACTCCAACTTCATACCCATTTGGCACGTACAAACCATTTTGGAGTGTGCCAGAGTTTTCAGACCAAAGCATACCGCTAGGTCTGTTATATTTTTTACGACCACGTATATAGGTTACCCTAGGATCTATATCTTCATCGGCCATTTAGCGACACCCCTCTAATTCTTCTATCATCAACACGCTTAATTGTTGACATTACTGCTTGTGCAATATCGTTTGGATTTGCATCTGTCTTGGCATTGACAGTTAATGTATATGTATTATTATACACTGTACCGCCAATAGAATCTCCATTGTTAATCTTTCTCATGTTATCCACTCCATAAGAATCTACGGCATACTTGCTCATAATAAACTCTCCTGGAGTTAGCATTGCTGGCACTGTATCTGTTCCCTTTGCAAAACCACCCAGAGCAAAACGCTTAGGGATTATTCCACCCATTGCTCTTTTAACTGGCCAGTTACCAAACTGTGATGCTGCTATCTGGTTTCCGCCAAACTTCTTTAATGTTGCTTCATCTGCTGCCTTTTTTGCTGCAGATGCCTTATTTGCTGCCAAGTTTTCTGCCTGTTGCTTTGCATAGTCTGGCCCAGTGTTATACTTCTTAGCAAGATTCATCTGGTCTGTTAATTGGTTGAGGCTCTTATAGTGCATTGCTGCACCATCTCCAGCATTTTCTTTTATCTTCAAAGCATTTACTTCACGATTAAATAGTTCAGAGTTTCTTACTATGTTTGCAGCAATGTTTGTTTCCATGTCTTTAACATGCGCTCTTGCTGTTGGATCATTAATAGTCATCCAAGTATTCTTGTATGGATCTGGTGAAGTTTCCTTAAATCCTGATGGAGAAGATTTGCCTGTTGATCCTCCAGTAGTTCCGCCTGTTGAGCCTCCAGTATTACCAGAACCTGTGTCTCCTGACCCTGTGCTGCCACCTGGAACTTGGGTGCCTGTTCCATTATTACCTAGTCCTACACCTGAAGCGCCAGATCCTGTGTCTGTGGCACCCGTACCAGTACCACCTGGGATTAATGTTCCTGCTGAAGTTATTATGTTTGATGTTTCATTTCTATATCTGCTTGCAAGTGTGTCTACTACACTCTCTGCCAGTTTCATCTCATCCAAGAATTTCTTTGAATTTGTTCTTGCAACATCTATAGTGTTTTGCAGTCCTTCCCAGTATCTTCTAAACTTATCAAGTTCTCTTACTGCTTCTCTTAAAGGAATACTTAATTCTCTTATTGCCTTTTGAGCAGGCTCTATATCTTTTTCTTCCCAATTAAATATCTTGTCTTCTAGATCCTTAATTTCTTTTTCAAGTTGTTTTCTGGTTTTACCATCTTGGGTTACTCTATCCAGTTCCTTTTGCTTGGATTTTTCTAATGCTTCCTTTTCTTTTGTAACTGCATCTGCTGCTTGCTGTGCTCTCATTTCTTGAGCAGCCTTTGCTGCAGCAGCAATATCTCCAGATGTTAGCGCTTCTGCCAGTGTGAGTTGACCCTTTTGTTGCTGCGAAATTGCTGCATTTGCTTTTTCAACTTCGTCTAGCGCCTTAATTCTTTCATCATACTTTTCATTAATCTTTTCTTCTTGCTTTTCAATTGCTCTTAGGGCTGCTTCTCTATCATCTATGTCTTCTTGAGCAGCGTCGATCTTGTCTTGTGCCAAATCAATTGTCTTTTGAAGACCTGCTGTATCCGCATCAAATGTCAACTGTAGTTTTTTCTCTGCAACATCTGCTTGCTCAATTGCATTAGAAAAACCTCTATCAAATACCTTTTGCATTCCTTCGATTGAAACAAGATCAATTTCTAGTTGAACCTTTTCTTTATTTAATGCCTTTTTAAGAACATCTAGGAATCGTTTGTATCCTTCTGATCCTGGCTTAACGCTTGCAAGATTTACTAGAGCAGTCTTAAGTCTTTCACTTTGCATAATAGCATTAACTTGTTCTTGGCTAAACTCTCCCATAACCGATGTCATTCTTTGCAAAAGAGTTACATTTGCATCTAATTCAGTCTCTTCTTCTTGTAGGGCTTCCAACGCCATGTAGTCTTTCTTTGCTTTTGTTGCTTCTTTCCAAGAATTAACAATTTTTCTAACATCTTTGTCAGTCAACTTTTTATTTGCAATTGCTGCTGCAAAGGTTGCGTCTGCAACTGCTTCTAAGGCAACAGATCCTTCAACTCCTGCAGCCTTTAGCCTATTCAATGCTGTTGTCTGGCTACCAATCTGCTTGACCATTTTTTCTTGCTCACTTACAAACTCACCAAGTTTAACTGATTGAAGTGCATCACCAATGCTTCTAGCAGTATCCTTGATTCCTACAATTTCTCCCTTATCAAACTTAAACAACTTATTCTTTTGCTTTTCGTATTCTTTTGGATCCATACCAACGACTAGTTCAATTAGATCTTCTCCTGCACCCAATCTTCTCATATCGTTTTCAATACCGCTAAAAATCTTGATTGTCTTGTTTCCACCAAAGAGTTTGTTTAATGCTTTTGATGATGCGTTAAAACCTTGTGTAACCTTGATCGTATTATTTCTTACATCTCTAAGTCTTTTAACTAGGTCGTCAAGCGCAGAAGCATCTGGACCAGTCTTGCTCCCCGTATCTACAGGCTTTGGTATTTTGGTAGGAACTGGGTTTACATACCCCTTAGCAATATATGCTGCGGTTGCTCCGCTTGGGGTTAATCCCTTTCCTGCAAACTCATTGTTTGCTGCTGCTATAACATTTGGATCGCCCTTACCAACTAAATAGTTAACAACTAAGTTTTTGTTTATTGTGTCCTTGCCCTCAGAAAGTGCTGCCCAGTCTTGCTTGACTCCAGCAAATACTGCTGGATTTTCTCCTGCAAGTCTTGTAATAAGTGCAAAGTCTAACTTTTCTGGTAGTGGAGCAATTGCTGCAAGGGCTGCAGTTGCGACCTGCATCTGCTTTACTCCATTTGTTTTTAAGTTTAATGTAATTCCGTACTGATCTTTAAAACCAGATAGCGCCTGAATTGCTGCTAGATCAGTATCAAATGATTCCTTATTTTGGTTTACGTAATTTAGTAGTACACTTATTTCTGGTGCCTTTGCTCCTGTTTTTGAAAGTAGTTGGAATATCGTATCTGCATTTGCAAAACCTTGCTCCTCTATTAAAAGATTAAATCTACCTTCAAGGTACTTGTCCTCTGTTCCTGCCTGTAAAAGTCTTATGATTGTACTTGCACTTAAATCTTTTGAAGCAAAACCTAATTGAAGATTTGTTTTAAATGGACTGTCCGCAAGTTGACCAAGTTGATCTTTTGCCTGTCCTACAAAAGTTTTAACTGCATCAGAAGAATCTTTATAGGCTAAATCAACTGACGCATTAATTGATTTTGTAAACTGATCTCCAGACAAGCCTTGAGACAATCTTCTTACTTCTGTTAAGGTAGTTTTGTTTGCTTGGTTTAAAGCATCAACCTTTTTCTTTCTTTCATCTTCAAGCGCCAATGCTTCTTTATCTGTTTTTGCATTTTGTATTTTTATAGCGTACTGCTTGTTTAATGAATCTACAGATGCCTGATTTGCTTGAACCGCTTCAACTCCAATTTGCACTGCTGCAGCATCAAGTTTTGTGTTTCTCTTTTGTAACTCTGCATCTTCAAACCCACCTCGACCAATTATTACTGGTGCATCAAGAACTTTTTTCCACCAGGGCATTGATTCTTTCACTGCTGAAATATTTGCTCCAGTTAATGCTTGATTAAAAGCCTCTGTTACGTTGTTCATTGAGTCTGCTTTAACCTTTAGTGCAACAGAAAGAGGATCAGCCAAAACATTTTCTCCGTTTGGTCCTAAAAGTTGTACCAAGTTTCCAGTAATTTCTGCTGGAATTGTGTAATCACCTAACTGCTCTCCAAGTGCTGATGCAATGCTCTTTGCTTGGTCTGTTGATATAACTCCTTGCATTACTGCCTGAGCAAGATTTGTAGAAATATTTTTTCCAATTGCCTGTGGATCAATACCAGCCTTTGCTTGCTTGTCGATATCAGACATAAGAGTTTTACCAAAATCACTGTCCAAAATAGTTTGACCAGAACGTCTTTGTCCCTCTGATGAGCCAGATACAATGTTTTCTCTTCTTCTTCTTGCTGCCTCTGTTGCACTTACCTTGCCTGTAACCATAGATAGCGCTTTAATCTTTTCAGCACCCATAGACATTGACTTTGCAAGTTCTATACCTTCGGTTCTTGCCTTCTTTATACTTTCATTAAACATATAGATTGTTCCAACTATTGCTCCAATAGCAACTGCAGCGATACCCATTTTACTTTCTAGTAGTGGCATAACCATTGAAAGTGCCATCATTGGCATCATTAGTTTTTGAGCAGCATCTCCAACTTGTCCTGGCATCATTGATGCAGCCATCATAACTCCAGAGGCAGCCATCATCTTGCCACCTGCTCCCATGCCCTTGCCAGAGTCTTTTCTTTCTGCTCTTCTGTCCTTTAGTTTTTGTGAATACGCAGACATTTTTGAAGAAAGGGTTTGCTTGTTTGCTGACGCTGCTGTTCCTGATGTAATTACTGATGCTGGTTGACCAACATTTTTTCCAAGATCACTTCTTTTTTGCTGTTTCTCTAAATATCTTCTTAATGACTTTTGGTTTGCATCAATTGGGCCAGTTCCATATAGCGCAGTTCTTGATGCTGCTGCCATTGACTGTGATCCACGGACAGTTGCTGCACCTAATTGCTTGCCAGCAGCAGATGCATCATCAACGTATGACTGAATACCAATAACTGCTCCACGACCAATGTCTGCTCCAACCTTCTGAGTTACCTTTGATGGGGATGCAACCTTTGTAGCAACCTTCATTCCATCTACAGTAGACTTTGTTACTGCCTTTACAATTCTTGCTGATTGGTCTCCAAGATAGGGCTTAACCTTTTCAATCAGATTGCTAACGGACATAGTAACAGAACGTGTTATATGTGACATTGTTGCAACTTCAAATTTTTGTAATGCTGGATTCAGTGTTTGGAAAGACGGAACTTCTTTGTTTCTGCTTTTTGAAAATCTCATCTTTTTCTGGAAGTATCCTGGATTTTCATTTGATGCAAATGTTTGTGCAGACTTTCGCATATTTCTATATGATCCTGCAAGGCCAGTTCTTCCTTGACCGCCAGAAGAACCAGATCCAACTCCTACTGGTCCAACGGTTCTTATCTGTGTTACTGCATTGTCAAATGCTGTGCCAACCTGCTTACCAGCAACTGTAACTTCTGATGCAGCCCTTCTCATTGCTGGAACAACTATTTCCTCAAAATCGCTGTCAGTAACAAACTTTCTACCAGACTGCTCCAGTGCGTTTGTTGCATTAACAACAAGTTGATCTCCAAGCCTTCTAAAGTCTTCTATGTATTTTGGATTATTTAATCCAATACCCATTTCTCGTGCAAGGGCTGCCATTAAAGGTGCCATTGCTGCACGTCCTGCTCCCTTTAAGTATCCAGTTACATCTCCACTTGCTGCACCAGCACCAGAACCACCCATAGCAGTATTGATGCTTTCTGGCAAGAATATTGTTGCATTTCCAAAACCCTTTGCCATTGTCTCTTGACTTTGTCCAACAATTCCAGCCTTCTTGAATCCAGGAATTTTACCTGATATAAGTCCTTGGACTAAACCAGGATACTTATCAACAACTTCTGCAGATATTATAGCCTCTCCATTAGATGCCATGATTGGTACTGAGTCAGACTTAGGACCTCCAGGACCAGATATAATTCCACCTTCTGCAAACTTCTTTGGTGCAACTCCAGGACGTGGTGCACCTGGCATTCCAAATGATCTTTGTGCAGCCATTGCTCTTTGGTATGCTGCAGTTAGAGCATTGACTGCTGATGCTTCAGATGTAAATGTTTGCTTAAGTCTCTGGTGAACCTGATCTAGTGATGCTGCTACAGCAGATGCTTCGAGTTGCTCTTTGGTTAAATAGTTTGTTTGCTCTCCAAGTATCTGTGTTGAAGACCCTGCCTGTTGAAATCCACCTCTTAGTGTTGCAAACAATTTGATTATGTTTGCAATACCATTAGCAAGTAGACCAAAAGACATCAGAGCAATAGGACCGATTGCTCCAAGTGCTACTGTCATAATTGTTATAAATCTTTTGCTACCATCACCAAGGTCATTAAACTTATCCAATATCTTTGCAGCAAACTCAACAATCGGAGTTAATGCTTTTAAGAACTGCTCTCCTACTGGAATAAGAGTTACCTTTAAGTCTTCAAGTGCTTTCTTAAACTTATATGTAGTTGTTTCTTCAATCTTTCCTAATTCTCGCTCAGACAAGATTGCTAATTCTTCTGTTGTATTTTTTGTAAGTTCTAGAACTCTTGATGCCTGTGTACCCTCTGCTGTTACGTTTTGAAACAGTGTAGACAAACGAGAGAACTGGAACTTACCAAACAGTTGCTCAATTGCTCTTGCACGGTTAAGAGGATCTAGAGTGTCTAGTGCTTTTGAAAAGTCGATAACGGTTGACTTAACGTCTCCCTTATTTGCTTCTACAATTCCCTTAATATTTATTCCAAGACCTGCTAAAAACTTTGATGCCTTTTCAGATGGGTTAATTAAAGAAGCAAGACCAGACTTTAGTGCGTTAGCACCTTCTGATGCATTAATTCCACCTTCCTTCATTGCTGTTAGGAAGAATGCAAGATCTTCTACATCTCCACCAAGTTGCTGAACAACTGGTCCAGCCTTTGGAATTGCAATTGTTAAGTCTTCAATAGAAACAACAGTCTGGTTTTCAACTGCGTTAAGGAAGTCAATTTTCTTTGCTAAGTCTTCTGCTGCAACACCAAATGCATTAGTTACGGAAATAGTTGTTTCTAGTGCCTGCTCTTGCTCAACTCCACCAAGCACAGCAAGTCTAGTTGCTTCTGCAACCTGTGCAGTTAGTTCTGAACCAACCTTGCCCATTGCTGCAGCATCTGCAGCCATCTTCATCGTTTCTTCTACCGCAACGCCATACTTTGTGTATTCTCTAGCCAGAGTCTGTATCTGGTCAATCATCTCATCTGTTTGCTCTTTTGTTGTAAACATATCTCCATAAACACGCTTAAACCTAATAGCCTGCTCTTCCATTGCCATGAAAGTTTTTGCTGCTGCGGTTCCGAGCATTGCAAGTGGTACTGTGAAACCAACCATCAACTGGCGACCAGCCCACTGAGTATTCTTACCAAAGTTTAGAAGATTAGTAGATCCTTGCTTTAGCAACTGATTTAAAAGTTGTTGCTTCTGTG